ATAATCTACTTAAGATGTTAAAATAACTATTATATGTCATCCACGACATTAACTCGGAGAAATATAAATTGTCAGATAAAGAAACAGCATTGGACGCAATGTCCGAAAAAGGCTATCAAGAAGCATACTTAGGTGATGCAATCCGCTTTAAAATGAAACGTGATAATAAGCGTTTCTGGGCAGGCGACAACATCAGCGACTATGTAAGCGAAGAAGATAAAGAAATTCTAATCAACGAAGCAACAGAAGCATTCGAAACTGTGTTGGATAGATTACTCATCGATCGAGAAAACGATCCTAACTCTCACGGTACAGCAAGGCGACTTGCAAAAATGTACTTTAACGAAATAATGGCAGGAAGATATGACCCATCCCCATCAGCAACGGCATTCCCAAACGACAGTTCAGATCGCTATGAAGGCATGCTCGTGGTTCGCAGTGAGTTGCGTTCTATGTGCAGTCACCATCATCAGCCTGTTACCGGTGTTGCTTATATTGGTATCATTGCGGCTGAAAAGCTCATCGGACTCTCAAAGTACACACGTATCGCACAGTGGTGTGCTAGACGAGGTACACTCCAGGAGGAGCTTTGTAATGACATTGCTCGGGAGATCGAGAAAGCCACAGGTGCAAAAGACTTAGGCGTTTACATTCAAGCAGTACACGGTTGCTGTGAGAATCGAGGCATTATGGCACACTCTAGTCTAACCCAGACTACTGTGCTTAAAGGTGCTTTCAAAGATGACGGTAACACAAAGAAAGAGTTCTTCGATAACATTAAACTCCAACAAGAGTTTGCACCACGTTAAGGAAATATTATGGCACGTACAAAGAAACTAGAAAATGTAGACAGCGGTGGTTGGCCTAAGATTAATCAAGGCAGTCACTTAACTGTAAAGACATTTGAAGACGGTCGAACAGAACTTATCTGGGATCACGATGCACTTATGCGTGATGTGCAGGAAGCTATTGCTTCTGTAGGATCTGTAGAAGTTGTAGAAGATAAACCTAAACGTACAAGAAGGACTAAAAAATGAATTCAGTAGATATGGCAACTAACTTAATAAACCGTGCTAAAAATATGCAGGAGTTTATTGTAACTACAACTGTTCCAGAACACTTTAGATTTAACGGAACTATTCCGTTCGATATGAAGATCCATGGTGATCAACTAGAAGCAACAGTTTACGCTGTTGACTTTGACGAAGCAGCACACAGACTTAACGAATATTTGGAAACCTGCAAATGAAAAAACTTGTTATCAATTATCAAGAGATGTCTAACCTAGTTGGTAAAATTGCCAGAGATGTTGCTATTGGTGATTGGAAACCAGATTACATTGTAGGTCTTACAAGAGGCGGGCTTGTTCCCGCCGTTATGCTAAGTCATTACCTCGACGTTCCTATGTTTACATTAAATGTAAGTCTTAGAGACGGCGATGGCCGCGAAAGCAATCTTTGGATGGCAGAAGATGCCCTAGGGTATCCTGTATTAGAAGATAAGAATTTTAAAAACATCTTAATCGTAGACGATATTAACGACCAAGGCACTACACTTAATTGGGTAATGAATGATTGGCGTTCAAGTTGTTTACCGCAAGATCCAGGTTGGGATGAAGTTTGGAATTCTAATGTTAGATTTGCTGTATTAGTTGACAACTTGGCTAGCAACTGTGATGCTGAGATGGACTACGTTGGTATGGAAATTAATAAAGCAGAGAATGATGTATGGGTAGACTTTCCGTGGGAAGATTGGTGGACTAAGTGATTACTATACACATCCCGTGGAGTTCTAAAACTAGTAAACTAACATTGTGGAATGAAATCTGCGCTGACATTGTTGAACATTTTGGTCTTCCTGGAGATAAGTACACAACAGAAGTAACAGAGGACTATATGGACTTTAATTTTCATAACGATCACGATGGACTAATGTGCAAAATATTAGTAAGTGATTACATATGAAAAATATATTTCTAGTCATTCTGCTCTTTATATCACTATTTGTTTTGATAGTTTCGGATAAACACGGAACTGTTGTCTATGATTGCCGCGATGCACATTGGATGCCCGATGTTCCTGTAGAAGTCAAAAAAGAATGTTCCAAAATGCGCAAAGAAGATTGGGAACGTTTACAGCAGGAAGGCAAAAAGAAGTTGATTTCTACTTAGAAAGAGTGTATAATAAAAGTATGAGTAAAATTAAAATTGCAGAGCTGTTTTACAGCATTCAAGGTGAAGGCCGCTATATGGGTGTGCCTTCTGTTTTCTTACGCACATTTGGTTGCAACTTTAAGTGTGCCGGTTTTGGTATGCCTAAAGGAGAACTAAGTAATGAGGTTGAAGACATTGTTGTTCAACATGAAAGAAATCCGTATACAAAATACGAAGAACTACCGCTTGTTAGCACAGGTTGTGATAGCTACGCTTCTTGGGATCCTCGTTTTAAAGATCTCAGTCCAATGCTTACAACAGATGCTATTGCAGAACGCATTTGTGAGATTCTCCCATTTAACGAGTGGAAAGACGAACACCTGGTAATCACAGGAGGTGAGCCATTGTTAGGTTGGCAACGTGCTTATCCAGACTTGCTCAACCATCCTAAGATGAAAAACTTAAAAGAGATTACATTTGAAACAAATGGTACTCAAAAACTAAGCCCAGAATTTAAAAACTGGCTTATCGAATGGCAAATGCCGCACGTAGACTTTACACCAGAAATAACATTTAGTGTAAGTGCTAAACTAAGTTGTTCAGGCGAATCTAGACACGAAGCTATTCGTCCAGACATTGTATGTGAATACGAGGAGGTCGGCTACACTTATCTTAAGTTTGTAGTAGCTACAGAAGAAGATGCAGAAGAAGCAATTGAAACAGCAGACATTTACAGAGCCGAAGGGTTTACAGGACCCGTATATCTTATGCCAGTTGGTGGGGTGGAGTCTGTTTATACTCTTAATAATCGTCGGGTCGCTGAACTAGCGATGAAGAACGGCTTACGCTACAGTGATAGATTACAAGTGCCGTTATTTAAAAATGAGTGGGGTACCTAATGTTACAAAAATATTTTAAAAAGATGCTAGGCTTAGATAAGCTAGAAGCATCTATTCAAAAAGCAGAAGCTGATCTTAAAGAAGCCAACGAACGAGTTGCAAAAGCAGAAGAAGCATCCAAAAAAGCAGCAGAAGCAGAGAAACTTGCTCTAGAACAAGAAGAACAGGCCAAATTAACCCCAAAAGAACGTGCTAACCGGAAGAAAGAACCATGGGTTGGGGTACTAAATACACACGTAAACCAAGACAACATTCGCAACGGGTTTTTTGAACTTGACTGGAATGAGCATTTTGTGTTAAAATTAAAGCAAGAAGGTTATGGTGCAGACGGTGATTTGGACGAAGAAATCGTCGACCGTTGGTTCCGTGAACTTTGTGCAAACGTAGTTGTCGATGGCGACTACGGCGGTCCTGTAGATACAGGTGTGATAGACATACAGAGTGTAAAGAAGAACAATAAATGAGTTATATTTTAGTTGATACCGCGAATACTTTCTTTCGCGCACGACATGTAATCAACGGCGATGCTGATATTAAGCTCGGCATGGCATTTCACATTACTTTAAATTCCATTCGTAAAGCATGGCAGCAGTTTGGCGGTACTCACGTCATCTTCTGTTTAGAAGGTCGTTCGTGGCGCAAAGACTATTATGCTCCTTACAAGCGTAATCGTGCAGATGCCCGTGCTGCTCATACAGAAAAAGAACAAGAAGAAGATAAACTGTTTTGGGAAGCATTTGACACGTTCAAAGAGTTTATCAAAGACAAGACTAACTGTACAGTTATGCAACATCCTCAGTTAGAAGCTGATGATCTCATTGCTGGTTGGATTCAAAGTCATCCAGACGACGACCACGTGATTGTTTCTACAGATACAGATTTTGTTCAATTAATTGCACCCAATGTAAAACAATATAACGGTGTAATGGAAACTACAATTACACACAAAGGCTACTTCGATGACAAGGGTAAACCAATCATTGACAAGAAAACACAAGAAGCAAAAGCAGCACCAAACCCAGAGTGGCTCTTGTTTGAAAAGTGTATGCGTGGTGATACCAGTGATAATGTCTTCTCGGCGTATCCAGGTGTGCGTACTAAAGGCACAAAGAACAAAGTGGGTCTTACTGAAGCGTTCGAAGACCGTGCAACCAAAGGATTTGCGTGGAACAATCTCATGCTTCAGAGATGGTCTGATCACGAAGGTGTAGAGCATCGTGTATTAGAAGATTACGAGCGCAATCGTCGACTAATTGACCTCACTCATCAGCCAGAAGATATTAGAGAAATTATTAATACAACTATTGCAGAAGCCATTTCAGCAGATAAGAATGTTAACCAAGTTGGCATTCGTCTAATGAAATTCTGCAACACCTGGGATCTGAAAAAGATTGCAGACCAGGCACAATCATATGCGGAGCCATTGAATGCTAGATACAGTACAACTCAAGCAAAAGAGCTGTCCCTATAACAATACTTGTGAATGTAGAACAAACAGTTGCATGGAGGAATATATGACAGAATTACACGCTAAACCAATCATTGCTGACAAGTTCTGGATTGTGGAACAAGATGGAACTAAGGTTGCCACGTTAAGAAAGAACGAAGACAATCGTTTTGTAATGAGCAATGAAAGTGGTATTAAGATTTACGAAACAAAAGAAAGCCTAACTAAAGAGTTTGGTAAGAAATTCTTTACAGTTAAGATTGTTAAAGAATCACACGATTCGCTTCCTAATGAAGTACACGGATACTCAACTAGCACAAAACCTCATAATCCATTGTATGATGTAAAACGCAAACTTCCATTGTTCACAAAGAGTGAAGATTCAAAGAGTTTATATTGTGCAGGATACTATACAATTAAATTTGATAAAGGTTGGGTTAAAAGTTTTTGTCCTAAGCTAATTACATTGCAACGTTATCCATACAAAGGTCCGTTTAAGACTGACATTGAAATGAAACAGGTATTAGCAAATGTCGGCAAATAACTTACCTTCTACTTTACCTTCTGTTGAAAAACTAATTCAACGTGTAGCAGTGGCTGAAAAAAGCCAACAAAAGGAAGTTCGTATAACAATTCAAGAAGCTCGTGACTTATCTGCCGAATTGGCTATCTTGACATCCAAATTAGGCCGTACAGTAGGTGAAATACACCAAATGTTAGCTGAAATCAGAGAATCTACTACTAATATCGACGTTAAGTTCGATGGCGGCACGTTCTAAAGGTGATAAATATATACGTGGTTAATTAGGAAACACGTATATATGAGTAGACCAAAACCGAAGATCCTGTTAGAATACGCAAATAAAGAAACTTACAAGGTTGAGCAAATTCTCGACTCTGAAGCCATCTGGGCTGTATTCTACAAAGGACAACCTTTTAACTTAAAGAGCGGAAGTCTTGTTGCTAGTTATCCAGGGCCTAAATATAAAAAGGTATCATTTTCAAATCCTGGACACGCATACAACCTAGCAAAAAAATTAAACAAACTTTTCAAAACATCCGACTTTGCAGTTTACAAACTCACCAGCGGTGAAGAGGTAAAATAAAAATGGATATCAAGGATACCTATACACGGGTATTCTTAGAGGCTGCAGGCATAACAGCCAACCCCGACACAATTAAAAAGTACAAAGCTGTTTGGTGGTGGAATATCCGAAACAAAGATTCAGGCGGTCTTAGAATGACTGAACATGCCTTGAATTTCATCGAAGAATATGCTAAAATTAAAACATACAAAATAGATTTTCCGGAGCAGTTTTCTTTTACTCCGCAGGTACTAGTTTGGTTAGACAACTTTATAGATTCACCCTTTTACATAACAAAGAAGAACATAATTGTAATGAGAGAAAAAGCAGCATTTGAACTTTATCTGTTTTCAGGCGATGTTCGTAAGATGGGTCACAATAAAGCTCTAGCCAGAAGAATAAGCCAAGAATTAACACCAGAATAATCTGACCATATAAATATTTCATAATGTTTGATCTTAATCCTTTAGACGTTTTAAAACAACGAAAGTTGAAAACTATTCCTCCGCATTTTTCTAAGATGCGAATTTCAGAATCTGAAATTTTTGAGGGAGTAGAAGATTGGGTTAAAATTAGATTAAAGGGTCGATATTGTATCGCTAAACAACCAGGCATTGATAGTAACGGCAGTTTAAAGTCTACGTTCTTTGTCGGGTTTGAAGATCAAAAAGAATTGACGTATTTCATGCTAGCATGTCCACTGTTAAGGAGAAACTAATGACAGAAGAAGTTAAAGCTCAAGAAGCACAAGTTGAAGAAACTGCACAAGCAGCAGCACCTCAACAACCACAAGGTCCAGACCTAAACGTTAACGACCTTGCAGCATTAAAAAATATTATTGAAGTTGCAACACAACGAGGAGCGTTCAAGGCAACAGAACTAGAAGCAGTTGGTAAAGTTTTCAACAAACTAAATGCTTTCCTAGAAGCTGTGTCTAAAAAGGAGGCTTAATCATGGCTGGTCCATATAAACACGTTGGCAAAATGGCTAACACAGGGTCTAAAGTACTTGTAGTCTTTAGAACACTTCCAGGCGAATCTAATACAGCATTAGTTCTGCCAGTTACACAATTACCAGATCATTATCACGATGCTATCATGGAAGTTGTTGAAACACAGCAGGCTCAAGATGCGTTTGAATTCGGCGAAATTATGTTTATGCGTAGTTTTCCAGATGGTCGCCCTATGTTACAAGCAATGCAAGCAGATGGTAGACTACACAAAGTAGCAACCGATACTGTTATTATGACGCCTACTCCAACTGATAGTATTAAGCTATCGGAGTTAAACGTTTTAATTG